AAACAACAGATACTCGTCTTTACTAACAAAACACTACACGCCATGAAGTTCATAGGTCCACCATTTACGTTTGGTTTACAAGAATTATCAAAGAACATAACAATTATGAGTCCGTTCTCTGCAATAGCTGTTGAAGATGCGGTATATTGGATGGGTGTTGATACGTTCTATGTTTATTCTGGAGGTCAAACTGTGCAACTACCATGCACAGTAAAAGATAAAGTATTTTTAGATTTTAATTTTGCAGAGCGTGATAAAGTACATGTGGGACTTAATTCTGAATTTAGTGAGATATTATGGTTTTATCCATCGTCTGCTGGCACAGAGATAGATAAGTATGTGGCTTTTAATTATTTAGAAAAAGTTTGGTATTACGGAACACTTGAAAGACAAGCGTGGCTTGATAGAGGTATTAGAAATTTACCACAAGCCACAGGTAGTTCATTGTTATATAACCATGAGGTTGGATTTGATGATGATGGATCTGCTATGACATCATTTATAGAATCTTCAGCCATAGATATAGGAAATGGCGATAAATTCTTGTTTTTAAAACAAGTTATACCAGATATTACGTTTACTGGATCAACAAGTGTTAACCCAGATGTATCGTTTACCATGAAATCAAGAAACAATCCCGGTGCTAATTTTAATGAAACAACACAAGTTACAACACAAAGGTCTGCAACTAGTCCAGTAGAACAGTTTACAGAAAAATTAAATTATCGTTTACGAGGTAGATCTTTTGCTTTAAGAATAGATTCCACATCACTAGGAACAAAATATAAACTTGGTACACCTAGAGTTGATATACGAGAGGATGGTAGACGCTAATGCTTATAACCAGTATTCCTCAGTATATTCAAGGTGTTACAAACGCAAAGTTAGATCTTACCACAACCAATCTTACAACTTTGTTTACAGTTCCTAGTGATGCCGATTTCAATGCAGCAATAGTCAATTCTATTTTAGTAGCAGAAGATAGCGGTAACGCTGATACAATTACAGTACAACTTGTTAGTGGTAGTGATACCTTTGTTTTGTTTAATGTTAAAGCAGTAGGAGCTAATACTACAATAGAATTGTTAACAAAAGATTTAATATTGCAAAGTGGTGAAGTACTGAAGGTTCAAGCTGCGACAGCAGATAGACTGCATGTCGTTGCAAGTATTCAAGAGTTATCAAAAACAAGGGTGACAACGAGTGCGATATCTCGAATATAAATAGACGATTATTATTTTTTTTGATAGAGTTGTGACATGATGGAATCTGGTATAAGTAGTTTATTAAATTTTAACGATCCAAATACTGGTATAGGTTATAGTTCTATTGAAGAATTAGAAGATGCAATCATGGCCAAAAAGAATCCGCCAACTAATAGTGGTGGTATTCGTGCACTAATGGAAGGTGGATCTCCAGAGTTTGGTGGTATATTAAAGGGCCCTGGAACTGGGACCTCGGACAGTATACCAGGGATGATATATCAAGATGGTAAACCAGTGCAACGTGCAGCCTTATCTAACAATGAATTTGTATTTACAGAAAAGGCTGTAAAGGGTGCAGGTAATGGAAACATAGACAAAGGCATAGCAACTATGTATGATTTAATGGACAAGTTTGAAGGAATGGCATAATGGCAGTTTCAACAGTTGAACAAAAAACAGTCTTACCAGATTATCAAAGAGATTTCTTAGAAAAACTTTTGACAGACGTTAGAGATACTGCAACGCAACCCGTTGAGTTTCCAGAGGTACAAATAGCAGGACTAACCCCTATACAAAAAGATGCCATAGAACGTGGGGTAGCAGGTATTGGTGCGTTTCAACCAATGCTACAAAGTGGTGCCGATGTTGTTGGTATGGGTGTATCCGCATTGCAACCAGGATCACAACAAGCTTTTATGAATCCATTTATAGAAAATGTCATAGATCAAAACCTTGCAGATATCACAAGACAAGGTGACATTGCAAGACAACAAATTGGTAGTCGAGCAGTGCAACAAGGTGCCTTTGGTGGTTCAAGACAAGCAGTAGCTGAACAAGAACTACAAAGAAACTTAGCTGATACATTTGCAAGACAATCTGCTGGTCTTCGTGCACAAGCATTTGAGTCTGCACAAGACAGAGCACAAAAAGCATCAGAATTATTCACAAAGGCTGGTATTGCAACTGCTGGTTTAGGTGAAGCGCAACAAGCAGCAAACTTAAGAGATATACAATTATTGTCATCATTAGGCGGACAAGAACAAGCACAACAACAAAGTGAATTAGATGCTCTTCGAGCTACATCTACACAAAGACAGTTTGAGCCATATCAAAGATTATCTTTTATGTCAGATATATTTAGAGGTGTACCATCTACTGCAACCACATTATCTACAACCACGACCCCCGATCCAAGTAGAATATCACAAGTTGGTGGATTACTAGGTGGTGTAGCCAGTCTTGCAGGAGCCTTTGGTGGTGGAGGCGGTGGCCTTGGTGGATTACTAGGTGGATTATTCGGCAAATGAGTTTTATGAATCGTAAAATGTTCAACCGCAACGCTCGTAATAAATTAAATGCTATGGGTGGTGTCGTTAGTTTTCAAACAGGTGGTAGTCCATCAATGAAAACAAATCCTGCCATGGTTTTTGGTGGAACAAACATGAGTGACGTTCAAAAACTTGCTTTAAAAGCTTATAATCAAGGCATAGGTTCACTTAGTCCAATGGAGCAAACGTTTCTTGCACAAAGAGGCACTACTTTAGCAGGTAGAAAAAATTTACCAATTAACTTAGGTGCTGATTATGTTGGAAGAGATAGTGGAATAGGTAAAATATTGGGTCTTGGTGAAACAGCTTTAGGTGGCCTAAGAGATGTCGGAGCGACTGCATTAGGCACAATTGGTGGTGGTTTAGCTAGTGGACTAACTGGTAAACCAGACGCTGATACTTTAAGTGGTAGAATTGGAATGACAAGACCATCTGCGGATGCAATGAGTATGTTTGGATTCAAACAAGTACCAACAACTGTTGACCCTGGTCTTAAAAAAGCTATGGAAACACAAAACATCAAAGCTACTATTTCTGATAAACCTAATATTGTAGGTGGTCCTACACAAATTGGGAGTATAGATGTATCTGATCCAAGTGCATTAAATTTTATTGCTAGGAGAGATGAAGATAAAAGAGTGCAAGAATTAAGTAAAGATGGACAATTAGTAAGATTTAATGAGAAGACTGGCAAATATGAAATAGAACCTAGATTACCAGTAGATCCTTCGGTTGCCGAAGAAGAAAGAGGAATTGCAGGTGAGTTAGGTGAACAAGATATTAGGATGACTCCTGGACGGACTCAAGCACAGTTTGGATCATCTGTTTTACCAAAACCCACTGAGGATGCTGACAAAAAAATAATTAAACCAAAAGACAAGACTAAAGTTGATTCTGGCGATGTTGAAGAGGAAAGAGGCATTGCGGGTGAAATAAAAAAAGATGAAATAGTTGAACCGAAACCAACAAGTAAAGAACAAGTAGAAAAGTTAATAGCTACTGGTAGTGAAGAAGAACAACAATCTGAATTAAAGCAATTAATGTCAGAATTTAAACAAAATGCACCTAAATACGAAGGCATAGACAAAAATCTAGCAATAGCTAAAATATTCTTTTCCATAGCTGCGGGTAAAGATCCAGACGCAATTACAAACATTTCAGATGGTTTAAATAAAGGCGCAGATATGTTTATTAAAGACAAAAAGGAAAGAGATGCTTTTAATAGACAAGTAGATCTTGCTTCACTTAGATATGGTTTACAAGAACGATCAAAAGATAGAAAACAAAAGTTTTTTATTGCAGATAAAGACGTGACTGTAGATGGTAAAAAATATGAGAAGGGTAGTGTTGTAAATTTAACTGAGGGATTCATCAGAAAAAATGGTATACCTGCGGGTCTTACAACTGAAACATTAACTAAAGCAGCAATGGACAACGCTGCAACTGTTAAAAAATCCTTAGCTAAACTACAAAAAGAAAAAATACTTGCACCAAAAGACTTCAATACTTTTTCTAAACGAGTTGATGATGCAGCTTTAAATTTCACAAAATCAAGAAACTTACAAACACTTATTCAAGGACAAATTTTTAATGTTGCAGATGGCAAAATTACGGGTGGTTTAAACGCAGGTAAAGCTTTGGTTAAAAAAGCTTTTAATGTTGCAGGCATAGATGCTGGTAAAAATTATTCTAATATTGAAGAATATAACAGAGACATGGAAGAAGTAGCTAACACCTTGATACAACAAATATTGGGTGAGGGTTCAAAGAATTTATCAAACGTAGATAGATCATTAGCTCAAGAGATTGTAGGATTATATACAAGTGGTGCAGCGGGTGTTACTGGATATGCTTTTGTTGATGATAAGGTTTTATTAAAAAGATTACAACGCATACATGATAAAGTACAACTCACCCAACAAAGTTCACTTGCAGAAATAGAAGATGTATTAGCTGCAACTAATGGTTTGACTTTTCAAAGTGGCGCACCCGTTGAATTTGCTAAGGTTAGAGATTTAGGTTTATTTGGTAAACCACAAGGTGCTACGCAAGGTGGAAAAACTCAAACCATTAAGTTAGGTACTCTCTTAACTGATGGTAAGTTTGATAAAGATAAATTTAATAAAGCTTTGTTAGGTTAAAATGGCTCTAATTGAATTACCAAGTGGCATAACTATAGACACTGAAGGACTTGAACCAGATCAAGTAGAGTCTGTTATTGCTGAAATGCAAATCTCTAGACCAGAATTATTTGAGGAACAACCCGCTCAACCAAGTATAAATTTAGCAACTGCGTCTAAAGAAGAAATACAAGACTATGCTAGACAATTAAAACTTGCGGGTATTGATCCTCAAACCATGAAACCTGCAAAGGTTGGTGAGCTTCAAGATCTTAAACTGCCTGGTGTAGATTATGACACGGGTGTAGATGATTTTGGTTTTAGAGCAGGACTAAATGCAAGAGAAACACAAGCTGAAAAGAAAGCCTATCTTGACGATAAAATAGGTGCAGATTCTTACACACAAGATCCTGGTGGTAGGTTTATAATCAATCAAAAAGGACGAGATGCTTTAGGATTAGGTGAAGGTAAAGATCTTGCTATAGATGAAGAAGGATTTTCATCCGCAGATGTTGCAGACTTTTTTGGTCAAGCTGGTGCACCATTAGGCACTGGTCTTGTTGCAGGACTTGCAATGTCTGGAGCAGGGTTTATACCCGCTGCACTTGTGGTTGGTGGAACTATGGCACTAACTAAAGTTGCAGAAGAGGCGTATGAAACTGCACAAGGATATCAAAGACAATCTCCATCTGATATATTAAGAGATGCTGCATTTGAAGGTGTGTTAGGTGTAACTGGTGAAGGTGTAGGACGTTTAATATCTCGTGTATTTGGTAGATTTATTAAAGGTCCCGCTGGCGCAGAGGCAGAGGCATCTAGAGCGGCTGCTAAAGAATTATTAGAGAAGCGATTTCGTCCAACAATAGAGGGTGCTGCACCAGGACTAAGACCAGTTCTTAATAGATTACAAGCTATTTACGAAGGAATATTTCCAAACGAAAAAGCTGCAACTGAGAATCTTAAGATAATTATGAAAGAACTACAAGGTTTGAGAGGCACCAGTCAAGAGGCTTTAACTAATCTAGAAAAACAACTCAAGGGTGATATTGGTCAGATATACTCAACATTAGATGATCAAGTTAAAGGTGCAGAAAAAGCACTTGATGTTCAAATAAAGAATGATATTGATGCCATAATAAGACCTTTAAAAGATGGAGAAAGATTAAGTGGTGATTTAGTTAAAAGACTGCTTACATCAAAAGCTATTTTTGACGAACAATCAGACTCATTGTTTAGTGCTGCCACAAAATCTCTAGGTAAAAACAACGAAATAATTCCAGTAGCTCCGATAAAACAAGCATTAGATGATGCTGCGAAGACTGGAAGTTTTCCTGGTGATGCTCCCATATTAAGAGAAATAAACAATGCTATTCAACAAACAATGAGGAGATCACAACAAAGATTTGGTAGACAAATATCTGCTGAAGAAGCTGTACAATATACATATCTTACACCAGAAAAAGCACAATTTTTAAGAAGAGTGTTAAATGATATGCAGTATGATGATGCTTTTAAAGTCACAACTGCAAATGGCAATTTGCAAGCATTAAAAAATTCTTTTAATGATTCATTTGATCAAGCAGAATTAAATTTAGAATTAATTTTAAGACAATTTAGAGATATATCTGGTCGTGGTTTAACTAGGGCAGATGAACAATCTTTAGAGTCTTTACTTGGTCAATCTGGCATGCAATTTACTGGTGAACCAACAACAGCTTTACTTCAAACACTACAAACTGGACTTAATAATCTGCAAAGATCAAGACAATATTATGCTAATGGCATGAAAAGATTTGATGATGTTATAGCAGAAAAAATTTATTCAGAATCTAAAAGAGGTACATTAAAGTTTGATCCATCAAAATATCTTGACGATTTAGTTAAACCTAATGAACCGCAACGTCTTAGAAGATTGCTTAAAATAATTAGAGGTAGTGCGGGTATTGAAGGATTAGAATTAGGAGATCGCACTCTTAGAAAAATTTCTTTGGTGGGTCCAGGTAATAGATTGTTCACTAGTATAGATGAAGCAGAAACATATTTAAGAACTATGGCCGAAGGCAGAAGTAAAAATGTTTTTAGAAGAAGAATAAATGAAAAGAAAGATGAACTTACGAAAATACGTGAAGGTAGAAAAATAGGTGCAACTACCGCTGACATTACCAGACAACAATTTGCTAAAGAATGGTTTAAAAGAGAACTTAATGATCCAAATAACTTTTCAATACGTAATGGTGTTGAACAGATAGATGGAATCAAATTAGCAAATAAGATAGATAAATTAGGCACTACAAAGAATGTGTTGTTTGGTGCAGATGAACTTAAACAAATAGATAAGTTATCTACATTACTTAAACAAACTGGCGCACAGTTTGATAAACGTGTATTGGATCAGTTTCCAGATGCAACGTTAGCTAACGTTATTAAATTTAGAAATTCTGAACTTGAAAATTTAAAAGCTTTTGATGGTAACAAGTTTATACAATCTCTTGCTAACAATGATGCTGAGGGCATGGTAAGTTATTTGTTTACGAGAGGCAACGCAAATAGAATCAAAGCTTTTCAAAATGGAAGTTTAAAAATAGGAGATAGAACTGTAAGAGAACTTGGTGGTTTTTCTCCAGACACAGTTGGCGCAGTTCAAGATGCTGCAATGACAAGAATACTTAAGTCATTAGGTGATGTTGAATCACCCGCATTCAGAGAAGCTTTTGTTTCTGGTAGACTCGGGTCAAATTTACAAAGCACACTTAGTGGTTACGGACGAGAAACAATTGAAACTATGTTTGGTAAACAACAATCAGACGATTTGTTTAAGTTAGCCGATAACATGGTTGCAGTTTCCAATGCATCATTAGCTGGTAAGGGTGGACTTGCTGCACCAACAATCGCTCTTGGTTTAGGTTTCTATGGAATGTTAACCGCACCACTTGCAACTATTCCCGCTGCTGCTTTTTACATGGTAATGTCTAGAGCATTAAGAAATCCTTCAGTAATGAAAGTTTTACTTGCAAGTAGAGAACCTGGTGGCGATGCTTTTGGACAAGCTTTACAATTTATGCAAACATCTGCACAACAAGTGCTAGGTCAGATGGGTGTGACTCCCGCATCAGCAGTTGTTCCAGTAAAATCTGAGGGACCTTTTAAATTATCACCAGAGGCAAAACAAGTAAGAGATAGAGCTATAACAAATATTAAAGGTATAAATGTACCAGATATAAAGCCACCCGCTAGTGTAGGATCTACGGGTGGTGTCAATCCAATATTAGTGCCGAACCCTGTAACTAGAGCAACAGTAGGAAGTCAATGAACATAGAACAATTAAGAGAAGAACTCAAAAGAGATGAGGGATGTGTTTACTCCGTGTACCTCGATCACTTAAATTTACCTACGACAGGTATAGGCCACCTTATCAACGAATGGGATGAGGAGTATGGTAAGCCAGTTGGCACACCAGTATCAGAGGAACGTGTTAATGAGTTGTTTAATAAGGATATACAAATAACGTTGGATGAGTGCAAAGTATTGTACGACAACTTTGACGATCTACCTGAAGAGGCACAATTAATTATAGCCAATATGATGTTTAACCTTGGCCGTCCTCGTTTATCAAAATTTGTGCGTATGCGTGAGAATGTTAATAAGGGCGACTGGAAAGCCGCTGCATCTGAGATGCGTTCCTCCAAGTGGTACGATCAAGTAACCAAACGTGCAGAAAGGTTAATTAATCGCATGGAAAACATATCTACTTAACCGACTTCGCCCCAATCATTACCTAACTCCTGGTCAACTTTACTAGGCACATTTAACTCAAGACCTTGTTCCATGATTTCAGTAATCTTATTTGCTTGTTCTTGTGAATTTATACTAAAGCAAAGTTCGTCATGCACTGTAAGCAAAGGCACTAAACCTTCGTTGTAACAATCAACCATAGCTTTCTTTGTTTGATCTG